AAGAAAAGCACCTCCACTTTTAAAAAGCAAAGGTGCTTATAGACCTCTGCCTATAATTGTTTTAGGGTAGCGACTACAATCAATCTGTAGCCGGTAAATTTTTATTAAAATGTTAGCACTGGGTCGTTGCAAACCGGATGTAATTTCTGTAAAAGTGCATTGTAATTATCAATTACACCCCTTACTTGGACTATATGCACTTTAATACCATATCTTTGCGCTGTATCTCTTTCAATATAGCAGCCATTCCAATCATATGCTTCATCAATTCCGATAAATACATCGGCCTGTGCCAGCTTCTTAAGGCTTTCACCTAAATACCATACACCTTCGTTGCTGTCTTTCGGTGGGTTATCCTCAATATAGCTGTCGATAAGCTCTAATTCCTCACCCTCGTATATTTCAGCAATCTTCTTCATCTTCTGAATACTTGCTTTGATTTCTTCCTCTGTTCTGCCTTTCATAGGCACACTCACAAATAATTTTTTCATATTTATTTCCTTTCCACTTGTTAGTCGGTAATGTTTTTATTCGTTTGCTTTGAAATTGTAAATCGGTTTTATAATGTCAACTATTTCAACAGTATCTTTTATATTTCCAATTATTTCATCCATTGTTTTATATGCCATAGGGCTTTCATCAATCGTAGATGTATTTACAGATGTTGTAAATATTCCGTCCATTGCTTTTTGATACTCTTCTAGTAAAATGCTTTCTTTTGCCTTTGACCTACTCATAGTTCGTCCCGCTCCATGCGGTGCTGAATAATTCCAATCTTCATTTCCCTTGCCAATTCCCAAAATGCAACCGTCACGCATGTTTATTGGTATCAGTACCTTTTCCCCCATTTTTGCAGAAATAGCACCTTTACGGACAATATTTGTATCGTGTTCAATGTAGTTGTGAATCGTTTGAAATCGTTCAGTTTCTTTTGTAACTTCCCACCCCATATAGTAACAAATAATGCTCTGAATGGCTCTTCTATTAATTTCCGCAAACTCTTGACATAATTTCATATCGTGCAAATACATTTCTCTATGTTTTCCAACAAGATATGATAACTCTCTAGGGATTTTAGTTGTATTTGCTTCGTAGGACTGCTTTAATTCTTTGATAGCCTTGCTGATTTCTCTTTCTCTTTTACATTTTTTGTATTCAGAAATCAATTTCTCACTATCTTGTTTGAAATTCGATTTTCCCGAAATATCAGCAATCGCCATTTGCTGATATATTTCTGCGACTTGCTTTCCGACATTTCTACTTCCCGAATGAATAACAAGATATTTATTATTCTTGCTATCGCTATCAACTTCGATAAAATGATTGCCGCCTCCCAACGTGCCGCAACTTCTTTTCAGCCAATCTATATTTTTCAACTGCTCCTTGCAATACAATTTTTCAATAATATCGCTTGCGACAGATGAGTTTTCTTCTTCATGAACTTTTCTACCACTTGGAACATATTTTCTAATGACGTTATCTAATCTCTCAAAATCAATATCAATATTCCCCAAGTTTGTAGTAAGCATCCCACAGCCTATGTCAACTCCAACAATGTTCGGTATTACTTTTTCTCCTAAATCAGCAGTAAATCCGATAACACACCCTGCTCCTGCATGAACATCCGGCATAATTCTTATCTTGCAATCCGAAAATGCTGGCTGTTTTACAAGCGTATATATCTGATTTAATGCTTCATGTTCTATATTTTCTGTAAATATTTTCAAATCAGCCATAATATGTTCCCCTTTCTGTTGATAATCAGCAATCATTATTTTAGCTGTAATAAACCATTTTGTGGCACAAAGGACATTCGCATTTCCAGTTATCGCCCTCTCGTTGGTCGCCACAATACTCATATTCTCTATTGTTTGCTTCAAAAATGGTATAGCAATTTTTACAACTGAATTTTAAAGGCTTATCGGCAAAATCTAAGTTGCCTTTTTGAATTATCTTCATCCGTTCTAGTCCTCCACATTCTTACTCTTTGTCTGCCTCGTTATCTGCCTCAATAACAGGCTTATCTCCTAAAGTGGAACAATCTATACGTTTGCCATTTCTACCGCTTATTTCCTGTGATTGTGCTTCTCTAAGTGCTTCGCGCTCTATTGATTTAATTACTTCTGCCATGCTCATTACTCAAACGCTCCCTCAAATCCTTGCAACTATATGTTCTTTTGCAAAATCTTTTTTAGCTTCATCGTAGATAACCGAACTATTTTTATCAGTTTTCAATCTATCAAATTCGCAAGTAACTTTTATACCATCTTTGTTACTGCATTCTGCATGATAATCAATGACACATACTTTCTTCTGCCATTTTCCATTGGCATAAATCTTTGTGTAACCGCCAGCTCTTGTTTTAATAATTATTTTACTTCTTGATTTCTTCATTGCTCATAAACCTCTTGAACTCTTTCCTGCACTTAGGGCATAAATCGTATTGGATATTATCTCTCCATATAGCCATTGGAAACACTTCCCTTGCTAAATCTTCGGCTGTGCATATGCTTTTTTCGTAAAGAGGTTTTACCTCTCTTGTTTTGATATATGCACATTTTTCATCGTAGCGTATTATCTCTTTTCCGCACCTATCGCAAGTGCACCATTCTTTTTGATGTTTCATTCTTCCACCGCCTTTTAAACCAACCCTAGCATACACAAAATATCAAGTCCCGATATTCTCTCCGCACCCTCTCTTGTGTGCATAAGAATATCTTTAAGTTTTTCATTTTCTGCATTGCTGTATTTATTTCTATCATACGCTTCTGAAAAACAATAATATTTGCAATATCCATAGCCTGCACCAAGCATGGTGCCGTGAACGCTCTTTCCGACAATATCATAATATTTTGGTACTTTTAAAATATCGTATTTTTCATCTAGGGTGCATCCCTTTTGCTCCGCTTTTAGCTTTGATTGAAGATATTTCAGAAAACTTTGTATATCCTGTTCTGATTTTGAAATATATAAAATTGTTTCTTTCAATTTTCCACCAACTTTCAAATCAATCCGTACATATACAGAATATCAAGTGGTGTTATTCTCTTTCGATTAAAAGAATTACTAACAATATAATTTGCTAAATCCCCATCTTCCCATCCGTCCGTACTTGTCATAGAATCATAAATCCGCTTATATTCTCCGGTCAGTTTGTCAAATTCAAACCATCCCAAGTCAAGTGTTACTCCGTAATCATAAAACCCCCTGTCAGACCACTTTCTGACATAATACATTAACTGCTTATATGAGAATCCAAGCCTTTCAAAAATATTTCCAATAGTTCTTATGCTCAATTCTCGATTGCTTGAAGGCAATTTTCTTTTCTGTTCATTCACGCAAGCTCTAAAAAATATTTCTTCTAATGGTTTCATTCTTCCACCAACTTTCTACCGCAGATAGGGCAAAATTTTATATCTTCGATTTCAATTCCAGACATAAAAGGGTCACTACATCCGAAAAATAAATGAAATGCATTTTTAAATTCAACAATTTGTGTTTCATTTTTTTCGGGATAATATCCGCCTCTAAAAGCTCCTTGCTTGATTTTTTCCAATTTTCCTATTTTGCAACAAAACTCGCACATATTACGCCTCAATCCCATATTCTTTGAAATAGTTTTCAATATCTCAGTGCCTAGTTCTTTTGTTTTTTAATACATTTGTCTTGTGGATAAATAATATGCGTTTTTATATCCATGTTGGCTGTACAGTCTATCCCGGAACTATATTTTGCACATTTTTCTCTGTATTCGCATATATCGCATTCGGTATTTTTCTCTTTATATTTTCGAGGCCTGTATTTCTTAAAATCCTTGCACTCGCAGTCAAGTGATGTATCATTTCCTTTTTGACAATTATAAACCGGATATTCTTCTCCTATTTCCTCATCAAAAACAAAATCTTCATCACAATATTTGCAAATTGAGCAATCTTTCATACCGCACCTCAAATCTTTGTAAATATATCCAAATCATAGTTATCTCTGATATAGTCAACAACTTCCTGTAATTTGCTTTTTACAAATTCATCTTTTGCAATATTAGGGTGTGCATAAAACATGCAACTATCTTTCTTGCAGTCCGCTTTATACTTGCGGTAATTAAACACCATCGTAAAAAGCGGTATCCTTGTAAGATTCTTTGTCTTATATCTTATCCAACAATCAACAATTTTCTTAATCATTATTTCTCCTTTGCCTTAAACAGTGTGTCAGGAAATGGAATGCCTAAAAAATGCATATTTGCGTACTTCCTAAATGTTGGTACGCTCATACCGGCTATCTTTGCTGCTTCTGCCTGTGAACATCTGCCATATGCGTATTCCATCAATCCCTCTCGGAATGAGTCGATATTTCGTGTTTTAACTCCTTTTGCCATATTTATACCTCCATTTTTTGCTTTTCAATTTGATGTTTGTGTTTTGCCATCTCTCTGTGCATTTTATACTTCATATTTTCACAGCCGATTTCTTTTAGCTCTGTTTTAAAATTATCAAAGTCGCTGTCATTTTTGATGTATACATTGACATATCTATCTATTTGCGGTCTTGTCATAATTACACCATTTTCAGTAAATACTTTTCTGATATAGTTGGTGTAATAGCAATAGCCTTTGACTTTTTCGTGATATAACCCCCAAAAATAATCCGCATTTTCCTTTGTTTCAAACTTTGCTCTAATCTCATTGTTTGAAATATGGCTGTAGCAATGTCTGCATAATGTAATTAAATTGCTTTCTCTATCATCTCCACACAATGAAGCCGTTCTTATGTGTGCCATCACCAATGCCCTGTATTCTCTACTGCTTTTTCCACAATATTGGCAAGTGTAATTATCTCTCTCAAAAATTTTAGTCTGTAAATCTTTATATGAACTCATAGTGAATACCTCCTACCACTCTTTGCTTTCACACCAACTGCTCTTACAAACATGGTTCATAATGTTGGTCAAAACTTTTTCAGAAGAAAAATGTGCCAAGCTGTAATCGCATTGTGTTGAAAACTTTGTATTGAAATATTCATCAACTAACATCTTGTAGTCTGTATTATCTTTCATGTTGCTTATCGTTGAGTAATAATTGTCCGTATATCCGTCACGCTCTATTTCAGTTTCTTTTGTTAAACTGTCTACCACTCTTGATAAAACCTTGTCTGTTAATGGATAGTGATATTCTCCGGTGTATTCTCTATGCTTGCCTAGGAAGTATTCAAAGAATAACTTTACATTTTCTTTAAGTGTTTCATCGTTAGTCCAATCATAGGCTATCTTACCAGCTCTGTTTACCATTCTTTCTTCGGCAACTTCCCAATCTTTTTGAGAGTATTCGCTTATCGGCTTAAACTCTTTCACTTTTTTATCTTTAGGTGAAAAAGAATTACACTGTTCTCTGTTAAGAGAATTACTTTTAGTATTTAATGTTTCGTAATTAGTGTTAAGGTAATCATTATTAGTAATCCCTGTTAAAAGAGTTACACCTTGTGGCATTCCCGAATTACACTTTGCGTTATTCCCTTGGGAATTACATTTTGTGTCATTCCCGTCTGCCTGTTTATGTAATTCCTGTCCTCTATCTTCTGCTATAACCTCTTGTCTGATATTTTCTTCCCATTTTTTAACTTCTGCGTTGATAACATCATAATTAGGTCTTATATGTATAGTCGGCATTGAGTTGAATTTGTATTTTGCTGTAATTACAAATTTCTTTTTCACCAACGATTTAATCGCTTTATCATACTGTCTTTCAGTAATCCGTATTTCTTCCCACCAATCTTTTCTTTGCTTTGCAATCCAATATTCGCCGTCCTTGTATATCTTAACTTTGCTCTTATTGTCTTTGCTTGGCGCAAACCAATATAAAATCCTTGATAAAAGTGTTCCCTCTATCAAGTCACCTGTTATGTCAATGTATTTATGGAACGTGTGATTGCACCTTGCTGATGATAAGAAATTAACTTTTGTTTGGATTTCATTTTCTGATAGCATGTTTATTACCTGCCTTTCTGATAATAGCCTTATTAACAAAACAACAAACAGGCACTAAGGCTTGTGCTTTTCGGTAGCTAACCTAGTTTGTTGTAATCGGATAGACAGGACTCGAACCTGTGACTCCCTCAATTACTGCTATTGCAGTGGTTGTTCTTCCAACTGAACTACTATCCGAAAAGGCAAGATACACTCCATCAAAAGGCTCATCA